TTCAAATTCATATAACCTCCTTGGTTTTCTTTAAGATAAACCATTAATCAAATACTGTCAATTACTTGACACATAGCCCTATCCTGTATTACACTAAGTACAGTCTGAAACGCAAAGAGGGCATCATGTTTGATGAACAAGTGATAGAAGCTTTCGGGGTGCCTGCTGTTGAAAGACGCTATTGCCCAGAGCCGCCTGAGCAGTACCGTTATTGGCACAAGATCACCCTGTGCCACTTAGTTACCCATGAAGAGTGGCTACTTGAGTTTGGATCTGATACCGATAACTTTATCTGGACAATGGATGAAGTTAAGCGGCTACGCGGTTCCGCCCTGTGGGGGATTGTCGATAATCAGTGCGTTGACGCTTTAGAAGATCCCAACTTTTTCTGATCGTGTAATGCAGGATGCCTCTCATGACATCCTGCATTTTTCAGCCCTGTCGTATGGCTCAAAACTAGGCAATGTCAAACACGCCAAATGGAGGCAACATGACTTTTTTACCAGTTGATTACGAAGTACCTCAAGCGTCCGGTAGTGGGGGCAAATATTTCAAACCCCAGAAAGGAGAGAACAGAGTCCGTATCCTAACGGACTGCATCACGGGCTGGCTCTACTGGAATAGCGATGACAAACCCATGCGGTTGCGTGATCGACCAACAGAAACACCTGATGATATTCGCGTTAAAGACGGGAAACAAGATCGAGTTCGGCATTTTTGGGCGATGGTCATTTATGATTACGCCTCTGCCCAAATTGCTATTTGGGAGATCACGCAGGGCACCATTCAAAGCGCGATCGCTGCCCTGGCGACTGATGCTGATTGGGGTCACCCGCGACAGTACGATTTGAAAATCACTCGCACAGGCGAGGGGCTAGACACTGAGTACACGGTCGTTCCTAGTCCAATCAAGCCTGTGTCCTCTGAGATCTCTCAGGCTTATCTGGCAACACCTGTTAATCTATACGCCCTATATGACGGTGCTAATCCGTTTGATGCGGAAAAGCATAGTCACAGCATAAATATGTCTGTAGCCGATGCTGTGACGGCTATGGTGGCTGACGCTAAGGCGCGAGGAGTAGACGTTAAAACAGTGTGCAAACAAAGTGGCTTGCCGACCAAAGCTAGCGAATACGACGAAGCAATGATGCTTCGCCTGGAAGATGCCTTGCAGCCTCACCTAGAAACCGAGATCGCATACGAAGACATTCCTTTTTAATCAGCATCTGCTGATTGTCATGACAAACCCCTACTGAGTAGGGGTTTTTTTATAGTTATCAATAAAGAATCCCTGCATACCTGTCACACCCCATTCCCAGAATTTTTCAAATTGTTCTGCTGATTCAATCCACTCTGCAATCACGCCGCATTTCAGTTCACGCCCTAGCTTAATCACAGATTGCAAGACGATTGCGGTCTTGTGGTTCTGCCATTCAATGCACAGCGCCCCATCAATTTTGATATGCGTCGCAGGGAACTGAGCGATCGCGTTTAGGTTACTATGGCCTGCCCCAACATCGTCAATAGCAATCAAGAATCCCATCTCACGCAACCCGCCCAAGGCTTCGGCTATCCCGTTATGCGCTCCCTGTTCTGTGACTTCAATGCAAATTTGACTGGGTGTGACTTTGTAAGTAGTAGTCAAAGCCAAGATCTTATCTTGAAAATCGGGGCTTCTCAGTGTGGTGGTCGTGAAGTTGATCCAGTTTTTTGCCCAGGGTTCAATACCCGCTTTCAGCGCCTTTTCCGCCACAAACCAATCCAAACGAGCGCTTAATCCTGGATCGGCATTAACCGCGTCAATCCAAAATTTAGCGGGCAACAAGCTCCCGTCTGGCTGTTTGATCCGGGCTAAAACTTCCCAGTTCTCCCTGCGGTGCCGTTTCAGGATGCGTTGATATTTCAGCACAATCCGATCCTCTGCGATCGCTGACTTAACCTGTTCCTGCCAGTACAACTGGTCTAAACGGGCTGCAGTTTCGTGTGGACATTGCGGGTAGGGGCAAGCGTCGTGAGTCATCGCTAACCGCCATACTTGAGAATCACATACAGCAGCACTGACGCAAGCAGAAACAACCACCAGAGCCAATTAGGAAAACCTTCAGGCCCGTTTAACACCAGTAAAACAAGCTCTGCATACCAGGGGCGATCACTGGACTTTTTTGCTGCTGCCTCAGCCTCCTGCAGGGCGGCTGTGTGCTGAGCGATCGCCGCGTTGATAGTTTCGTTAACAGTGGGGGTTTCGTCGATCATGCAATCTTCCTGAAGGGTTTCGTCAATTGCGGTGGTCGCCCTAAAACCTTCATTACCGAATCCGAAAGTGAACACATCGTCGTCATGAATATTTGTCCAATATTCAAGCGCCAATTGGGTTTTACCTGTCTTGCCCATTTGTCGATACGTGGGATTGCGTCCCACATGTTTGATTTGCCATTGTTCACGTTGATATTGCGTGATACACCTGATAAAAGCCTGAGATCTTGATACAGTATCGTGTTTAAGTGAAATGTCGGGTTTGCTTATATCTGTAACCCGCCCCACAAGCCATTCATGCCCAATCGGGTAACAGTCAGTATCTAAAATACGCGAGTGATTTCCGTGCTGATTTCCGTCGAAGAAATTTAGTTCTAATCGTGCCATCGTTTCCCCCTGCTCGGTTTTTCGTAACTCTGCCTGGTGGCGATGCCCATCTATAGGTTAGCGAATCTTGTGTTTCACGATACCCGTGAAGAAAACAAAAACGCCCTCGAATTGACGAGGAACTTCGTTTATGTATTGCAGAATGACGGAAATGGGATATACTAAAAGCGATCGCAATGCTGTAGGAGGCTTGGCGATCGCTTAGTGACTATTTTATTTGTCAACTCTATTGTATGGGTTGATTGCGGGATTGCTAAGTAAAAGGCCTCCTGATTCACTCAAACACGACAACATGAGAACTGCATTAATTCAGATAGAGGGACTAGCACCTTACTGCCAGTCACGATTCCACGGCATTGAAAGACTGAATAAGGAAGGCCCAGAAGCCTACGAAACCCGTACATGGCCTAACAAGGCACACTGGGATCGCAGCGGAAATATTGAGATTCCGGCGTTGGCGCTAAAGAGCAGCTTGGCTGAAGCCGCTAAATATCTATCCAAGCAAATCCCCGGTAAAGGGAAAAGCACCTACCGCAAACATTTCGAGTCGGGTGTCTTGGTACTGGATTCACCTGTCATCAAAACCGCAGACGGCACGATTATCAATAAGTCAATGCTTGATGAAGAGGGATCTCCTTATAAAGGAAGGACGATTTTTTGTTCAGCGGATGGCACACCCGGAAGCGGTAAACGGGTACATCGAATGTTTCCGCTGATTGAAGAGCCTTGGTTTGCAGAGGTGCACTACACAATTATTGATGACACGATTGTTAGAGATGTTTTCGAGGAACACTTAAGAGCCGCAGGCAACTTTATCGGTATTGGTGCCTTCCGTGTTCGTAATCGGGGTATTTGGGGCCGTTACCAACATAGAGTGCTTGACTGGCAGGATGAGGTTTCGCTAGCCGCGTAACTAAGTGTTTTTGCACGACACTCACGACACGACACAGTACGACACGACACGACACGGCACGTCACAACACAGCACAACACATCCATTCGCTTTGGCGAGAGGTTTTATGCAACCAGAAATCAACCCATCTGCTTTAGGTCGTCGCCATGTAATCACTACCGAGCTGGTAGAGGCAATGCGGCAAGTTGAGGAAGGACAGCTATTCAGTTACGACCAAATATTGGAAATCACACAGCTAACCAAAACCAAAAGTTATGGCTATATACAATCGGCCAAAAAGATTCTGGAAAACGAGTATGGCATGGTTTTCGAGAACGAAATCAATGCCGGGTACCGCAGGCTTCATCATGGCGAAATTCCTTCAACCGCCAACCGAAAGCATGTGGCAAAACTAAAAAGTAACGCCAAAAGGTTTAGAAACAAGCTAGAAGCGGTAAACCCTACCGAGCTTAGCCCCTCGGAACAGATCACCTATACGCTAGGGATTACCAACCTACACGTCATGGAAAGTCTTACCGATCCTCGCTCACAACGGGCATTAAGAAAGCAAATTGTGTCATCGTCGGACGCAACAAAGCAACTGGATAAAGAGAAGATTTTGGATAGCTTAAAAGGGTTTGGTTAGGTTTCATGAATAGCAATTAAAACTTCACATCACAAGACTTCACGTCACACCACGACACAGCACTACACGACACATCACAACACAACACATCTTTATTGGAGGTTTTATGAATAGCGGTTAAAACATCACGCCGCATCACATCACAGCACTGCACAGCACGACACATCACAGCACGCGATAAGACTACACAACACGCGACTCGACAACACAACACATCTTTATTAGAGGTTTTATGGATAGCAGTTAAACCTCACGTCACGACACGACACGACACGGCACATCACCACACTTCACGGCACCACACGCTACACCACATCACAACCATCGGCCCCATGTCTTCGGATGTGGGGCTTATTTGTAACGCATCACTCTCTTTATTGATAGCTTGAGTAATTACTCAATTACTCACTCACTTAATCATTCATTGCCTTGCGATCGCGCTCACCCTATGATTGCCCCATGAGGTGAGGTGGGCAATGATAATCAGCCTGATTCAATACAAAGGAGGGGTAGGCAAAACCACTAGCGCTGTTTGCCTTGCAACTCTCCTGCAGCAGCAGGGCAACACCCTAGCTATCGACAGCGACCCAAACAAATCACTTACCCTATGGGCGCGTAAAGGGCTACTCCCCTTCAAGGTTTGTTCTGACAATGAAGCCCCCCGGCTACTGATGTCTGGACAGTTTCAGCATACGGTGATCGATACCCAAGCCAGACCTAAGCCTGACGAGATTGAGGCGATCGCCCGTGGAGCAGATTTGCTCATCCTCCCCAGCAGCCCTGACCCGTTAGCCCTGGCAGCGCTGATTCAGATTGCCACAGCGCTACCAGAAGGAACCAACTATTTTTGCTTGATTACCCTTTCACCTCCCCCTCCACAACGTGACGGCATGGAGGCGATCGCCGCGTTACAGCGACATGGTTTGCCCGTGCTTTCCAGACCGATCAGACGATTCAAGGAATACATCAAGGCGGCTGATGAAGGCAGAACGGTTAGGGGAGTGGCTTGGCACGATTGGCAGGCGATATGGAAGGAACTCAATGGCAACTGACTTTGATGACATCTTTAATGCCGCAGGCAAGTCAACCCAGCAGCCCCCATCGGCTAAGCCTGGTCCGTGGGCAGAGCTGGCACCCGAAGAAAAAGAAGCAACCATCAGACTGAACGTGGATATTCCGATCGCCCTTAACGATGCCCTGGCAGACAAGGCGAGGGAACTTCGCACATCTAAGAGTGAATTGGTGAGAAAATTACTTGAGTGGGCACTCAAATGATTGAGTAATTGAGTGAGTGTTTACTCAATTCGCTGCAAAACAGAGTGTTAGTCCACATTTAGTCCGAAGCTGTAAATGCGACACTAAGAAGCTTTATTCATCAAGGGTTATAGGATCTGAGTATTTGCGGAACAGGCAACCATTCAAAGGGAAACCTATATTTATCAAGGCTTGCAGCGTTTTGGTAGTCCATGCTGAAACACTGATTTGTAACGCATGATTCCTTTACCCCTGAAACACTCGATATAATGGCGCAAACTTGAGGGCGGTTATCGTGCAACCCACAGAACTAACGCTAGAGCAGCAATTCAGTCTCAGGTCGTTTGAAGCTCAGGTAAACAAGATGAGCCTGGAGCAAGCTCAAGAGTTCTTAGTGAGTTTTTATGAGCAGATGATGCTAAGAGAAAACAGATATAAGCGTCTTTTGTTGCATGAATGGGGCCTCGCCCCAAATGGGGAGATGTCTCTCCCTATCAACCCAGAGGGCTTATGATTTTTGATTCTGTCTTTCTTCAGGAAACAAAAATGTTGTATAGCCTGTGCTGCTTTGTCCTTTTTCCATCAAACCCTCATCGACCATGCGGTTAAGGGTTGCCCGAATTCTTCTAGGTGAGGGCCAGGGAAGATTTTCTTCTTGTAAAATGCTTTTACCTGGTTCGTGCAACACATTCCAGTACCTCATGGTTTCCTGTCCCGATCCTCGAATAAAGGCATGAGAATTGTTTCGATAAGTTCCCTTCACCATTCGACGGATGATGGATTCTTCGTTAATAGGGCTAAATAGTTTTCTCTTCATCTTTTTTCCCTTGCCTTTTCTTTAATAGCGTAATACAGTCCTTTTGAATCGCTGACCATCAACCCAGAAGGCTTATGATCGACGCGCTGATCGTACTGTTAGTATTTGTCGCGGTTTCAATCGGCCCAATAGCGATCGCTATGTCCATCAAAATCGAAAAACCTTAAGGCTCATCTAATCTTCACCTGCAGGCCGTTGAACAAAGCTAAGCTTTGCCCCTTTGATACTGGCTATTTTCGCCAACTCCCCAACATCCTTTTGCAGATCTCGCAGGGTTGCTAGATCTCCTTCAATGATGACGATGATTTTATTTGGTATCTTCACTGCTTTATCTCCTGATTGATCAGACGGGAATCGATTTTCAGGTCAGACAGGATATGCATTGTGCCGAGCAATTCAGCCCGGATCACATTACGCATCTCCATTGGGGGATTAACGACATGAATTTGATTTTCTGCGACTACGCATTCAAGTGAACGGCTACGCCAATTTTTAGCTACTTGCTCAATCAAGTTCTCTACTTGACGAGCTTCCGCGTCTGTTTTGGGATAACACTCAATCCCGTAACAGTGAGATTGGTTTATTTTGTTTTGGGTTTCAATCGTCATATCCTGTAGTCCTGCATTACAAAGTGATTTCAGTCCACAATCCATCCCTGATGGCCGTCTTAGATCTTCCTGTCAATTCCTTAATTCGATTGATAGCAGACTCGTTTTTCAGCGCCAGTATCGAATTACGCCACGCCACACCAGGCACATGACGGATCGTCACTTCACAGCGACCACTACCCCTATAAAAGCCTTCAATGGTGCTCTTTTTTGATATCAGATGTAACCATGAATCATCTTCGATAATTCCTGCATCCACCAGTAGGTCATTAATCGACTCTTCTGCGTTCGACAGGTCAAACTCACGGGGGCGGTCTTTCCCGCCGATACGAAAACTGTATTCAATCTCTACAGGGGAAGGGATAGCAAAAGCATCCTGCAATGTGGCAAGTTCTGCTTTATGCCACGATTCGTAAGCTTTGCTAGGCAGTATGCGACCGTTGGCTATCCTCTTGCTGTTTTTCTTAGAGGGTATGTGACCCTGGAAAATTAAAGTTACTTCCATTATTTCTCATCTCCCAAAATCCAGCAGAACAATTCCCAAGCACACGCGATCGCTACAATCGCCAGTACCAGCAAGAGGATTAGCGGAAATAGAATCAGCCAGTTCAACCAAGGCATTTAAGCTATCTCCAATTGCTGAACAGCGTCGTGATCCCGAAACATCCGTTTGCCGCCAATCTCCCAGACGCATTCCGAGTAATATTCGTGGCGTTCTCCGTTCCCTCGGTTCATTGTGTCAAGTGGCCCTAGATCAGAGAAAAAACCAGTCCGATTGTGCTTAGCTAGCACTTTCTCAACAGCTTCGATTAAGACATCTGAAGCATAGTTAAAAACGACGATCCGTTCTGCTTTACCTGTTGCTAGAACTGCATCCAGACAATCCGTGGTTAACCGCAATACGGCATCAGAACCAGGATCCCCGTGATGACTATACGCCTCAGTCATCTTTTTGCCAGGGGTGTAATACGGCGCGTCGATCACCACCAACGCTTTCTCATGATCCGAAGTTGCTAACGCTTCTACGGCTCCTTGCCAGCCATCGCGAAAGCTCAGCTTTTGTATGCCGTTATCAGGCCATTCATAGCTCCACCCGGCAAGGTATTTCTCTAGCTTGTCTTGAGATAACGCTACGTTAAGTTCTTTCTGACGATTGCGACGCAGAACGCCGCCAAAAGTAAGCCTTTTTAGCGTGAGGTAAGCGGCGGCATAATCTATGAGTGAGTGCGGGTTAGGAAAATCGTAGATTCCTTTAAGCCTGGCAAATGTGCCGCAAGGATCAGATTCAATTCGCACCCTCCAAAACTCAATTTCCTCATTTACTGCTGCTTGAAGCTGAGGATCACTCCAGCACCTCCAGACAGACCTAACCCCTACGTCAACATCTGCGGCAATCGCGTTTGTCGCGCCATGGGGATGTTCAAAAATCGTTGCACCTGATCCGGCAAGAGGCTCTACAATCACGTCGTAAACATAAGGGCGATCGCAGATCAGAGATTTGAGTACTCCCATTACCGTTGGAAGATACCGAGATCTTCCTTTACCTCCAGGGTAAGGACTGATTAGCTGAGTACGTTCAGCCATCGCTTTCATCCTCCTGAAGAAACAATGAATCGTCACTTAAGTACAGCTTTGCAGCTTGCGTCACAAGCCATCGCCACGTTCGGCGTTCCTTGTTCAACTTTCGCTGGACAGCGGTTTTCAGATCTGAGTCAATGACCGCGTAAACCCCCGACCCAACTGATGGCATTGCATATCCTCCTATATCCTCCTATATCCTGAAACACACAAGGGTAATTGTCAACCGTGTGTCTCAGATAATGCTGATTCGTAACGTGCCAGGATTCGCTTCTCTGTGGCCCTCTCCTGGGCGATGGCATACCTGCACTCCTCTATCTCCCTTAGCCATGCTTTCGCTTGCTCTGGGGGCACACAACCGCGAATGCGGGGATGATGATATTTATCAAGGGCGGATTGATAAATATGTTTGGCGCTGTAGTTGCTGTGCATGGGCTTAATCCTGCGTTTCAGTCTAGATAGATCAGATTTTCTGGAAGAGCAGATATAACGGGTTCTTTACGCACCAACGGGTTTTCATGCTGTTCCCGCTCCTTCCAGTGGACATAGACCAGGGAGATAGATCCGCTAGCTTCCCAGTGCCATCGCTCAGGGCGGGGCGCAATTCGCCCATGCCAGCCGTTTAGATTTGTGACCAGCTTGCCAGTGCCCTTGGGAAACTTAGAAGAGTCAATTTCGAAGCTGCTCACGGATCAACGCCTCCCTGAAACTTAGGACTTCCTCATAGCTGAGTAGCTCAATTAGTCGGTAAAACTTCAGCCCTTCTTCAGTGGCGGCAACAATTGAGCCAACAGCGATCGCCCTGTTTCGTCCCAGTGCCTCAACCATGAGGCGCTTTATAGCCTCAGCATCCGTGACTAGCCAACGGAATGACGAAGCAGGAATCACCCCACCGGACTCTTGACGATAGCCACGTTGGAATTTGACAAGGTGCAGCTTATAGGCAATCTCTCGAATGTCCTGCAGCGCGTCAGACAAGTTCTCTATCAGGACATCCATACCAAATCTCCTTCTTTCGGATCAGGACGTGGAACAGAACCAGACAGGGCAACAGCGATCTCTTCTGACGGAATGGTGTTAGATGCTAATTGCCAGTCTTCTCTAGACAAGGGGGCATTCCACTTTTCTTGGTATTCAGCCTTGGTAAACGACTTCCTCCCTTTCCTGTGAAGCTCTGCCAAGTCACGACGAAACCGCTTAAACCTAACGTAAGCTTCTCCTCCCATCTGGTTCCGCAGGTTTCGAGTATCAATCGGTTCAGGTAAGAAAGGCTTGGCTTGCTGTTCTAACAGCTTTTTCGTTTTCTCCCGTCGCACCTCTTGGTAAAACCATTTGACATCTCCGGGCACCGTGCGATCTCTGCATTCCGTAATACGATCAAGCGCCTCGTAGAAATCTTCGGCATCAACCAGCGGTTGCTTAGTGGCGGCGTTTACAGGAAAGCTTTCAAAAAGTTTCGCGATCGCGCTGTCTTCCACTGGTCTCCACTGTTTCAAGCCAATAAGGTCTTTTATTGCCCGAATAAACTCAGGCAGTTCAATCAAAACAACTTCATCCTGAATCATCTCCGTTTCCTCGCTTGAATGATTTCGTAGGCGGTTTTCTCAGGGGCTTTATCCTGTCCAGGGCTTTGACTTGATAGGTAATCGTCCCAATAGCCCGTGAGCTTTTCAAATTCGCAAGCTCTTTCACAATTCAGTAGGTGATTCCTTGCCATTGTTTTTGGGTGCATCCTGCCATCTGTGCTCATCTGCTCAGATAGCCATTCAATAAAGCCAGGATCAACCTTTCCTGATTCCTTCCAAGGGAAGCTAAAAAACATTGCTTCCGTGCCATCTCTCGGAACCTTAAGGGGGGTACCTTCTGGGAGTACCTTTAAGGGAGTACCTTTGTCTACCAAATTTGGTAGGGGTAGGCCTACCTGATTTGGTAGGGGGGGGGTACCTGATTTGGTAGGGGTACCCCTACCTGATTTGGTAGTACCTGATTTGGTACCCCTACCTGATTTGGTAGGGGTTTTTAATGTGTGATTCCTGATCTCTTCAACATGATCTGCAGGTGCCCAATCATCCTCGTGAGTTGGTTCGATTTCACTGGACTGACCTGCTCGTTCGTGGACCACGATCAAGCGCAGCGCCTTTAGGATCTTGATAGCGTTACGCGCTGTTTTGGCGTTCATGCGGCAGCACTTCGCTGTGTTAGGGACTGATTCGTAGTGAGTGCCCGTACGGGTTCCGGCTCGTCGCATGATGTGAGCGTAAACCCTGAACTCATTTGGGTTTAGAGGATAATCGTCGAGACACGCTGGAATGAACGCGCCCCTATCTGGTCGATTGCCTATCATTTGCCTGCCCCCTTAAATGCTTGGGGTAGACAAAACTGCGTTGTTGTATGTATCATGTTTGCAATCCTTGAATGAAGTAGATTTGTTCTGCTAACCGTTGTCTGTTTGCTCTCTACCTCCGTTTAACGTTTAGACTTTAACCCCCTGTTTACAGCAGGGGGTTTTGTTTTTCAGGCTTCAATCCTGCATTACAAGATTAGATCACTTGCAAGGCGTTTTAATCCGTATTGGGAAAGTCAATCTGTAGGCGATCAAGTGTCTCTGGCGGTATCTCTTCCAAGTAGGGCTCAATCATCGTGTAATCGCATTTAATCCCCCCGCAGTGAAATTCACCCCAACGCTTAGTCAGTAACAAATTTGCCTCTGTTCCGCTCAATCCGCAGGGGAGCAATTCAATAAACGGATCTTGCCCTTGTTCGAAGCATTTCCATGCTTCAAGGTTTCTCATTTTTTCGTTTTTCATTTCACACCCTGATCATTGTGATTTCTTTAGATTGCCTCACCCATCGCACCGCCGTGCCATAAGACACGGGAAAAGGCGGCACCCACAATGAGTTTCTTGTGCATTTCAGCATGTACTTGCGACGGTCTTGCCGTAATGCTTCTTTGGGTACTCTGGTTTTAGTTGTCATTGCTTCTCTCCAAAAAATACTTAGTGCCGTTAAATTGCACCCCTGGTAGGCTTCCAGACGCGATCGCGGTTGCCATCCATCGATCAACGGCGGCTAACAGATTTCTGTTAACCGTGTCCCGTTCCAATACCTTCAGCCCACAGATACGGGCTAATTGCTCAGCCGTTTTAGGTTGTAGACGCAACTGCGCTAGGATCATCCCCCTTCGTTGGTTGAAAACTTGAGAGACTATGGTGCTGTAGTTGGGTTTGCTTGTGATGGGGGCAAGCTTAGGCATGGCTAACCCTCAGAATTGCCTCATCAACAGCGTATAAGAAGCAAGTCGAAAGCACCGCTAGCCCTTGTTTCTGGGCATACCTGACTCCCCAGTCTTCGGCTTGTTCAAATGTTTCACAAACTATTTTCTTCTTGAATTTGCTGCCATCCGAAGCTTCTAATTCAATTTCAAATAGACTCATCTGTTTCTCCTGCCATTTGGCAATATTTGCTCAGCAATTTATCAAGCTCACTTTGAGCTGTTTCCCTGTTTTTTGTTGCCCGATATATTTGGCAGATGCGCTCTATCTGACTTTTCAGCTCTAGAGGAACCCTGACGGTAGCCGTTTTTCTTGGTGTTCTCGGCATGGTTACCGTGTGGTTACACTGCCTTTTCATCATTACACGCCGCATCCTGTATTACAAGATGCGTGTATAAAACTTGTGTAAAGTTATGATGAAGTGTAGAAAAATTACCACTGATAAAGCTTGACAAGACGTTGTAGAATGTTTGCGTTGCGCGTAGGTGATAGCCTTGCCAGTTCTTCATGAGAGCCAGATTGTTCCCAGTGAGTATCGTGAAAAGTTACGGGCGCTTTTTAAGTCTCAAGTTCGGCTATTTGTGGATCCTCGCGATCGCGGAGAAGGTCTAAACGAATTGTCTCGTTATAGTGTTCAACTGTTTAGCAAGCTTCCGTCACAGGGTAAGCCTGCTGGGTTTGAGAAGGGACTGAGCACCGCTACGATTTCCCGGTGCTTGAATGCCACAAAGGTAGGTGCGGGCGGCATTGGCGAATCAGGGCTGAGTGACGAGAATTTGAACAAGGTAGCCGCTTACCTTGGGTTGCATGTCGCCAAGAATTGTAGCATCCCTTACGCCGGACGCATTCTAAAAGATTGGCTATGGGGCGAAGTTGATCTTGAGTTTGACGAAAGCATGAACTTGGTCGGCGGTTTTCAGCATCCATTAGATTTGTCTATGCCATTTCCTAAGATGGAAGTTCATCAATTGGTCGATTTGATTAATCGGCTAGTTGAACAGCTAGGAGATCTGGCTAGCAAAGATCCGAGCATGTATCACCCCTGTGTTTATTTGTTGAGAGGGTTGGTCGCAAAGGGCGTAACTGAAACGCAGATTGCAACCGATATGGGCATTACAGAACAGCGCCTAGACGAGATCATAGGTGGATCTCTGTTTGAGCCAGAAGAAAAACTAGGTGCGTCCAGGCTGCTAGGACTAACCGTTAGCCAACTTGAAGACCTGGGATGTTGCCGATCCCTTAACCATGCTCGAAATAGATCTCGAAATCCATCAATGAATCTGGGATAACAAACCTTAGATGATCTGGTAGCGATTGAAACGCTTCTGCAAAATGCTCGTTTTCACAATGAATGATAATTTGTTTGTTGTAAATATTGATACTAATATGAGTTGAGTATTGTTCAAGCATTGCCCGAAGGGTTGCTGCTTGGGCAAGGCGAAAATTCTCTAGGGCTGACACTGTTTTTACTTTTGGAATCATCGGACTCGCGTACTGAAAGGTTAAGCTTTGGGTTACCCTGCTAAGCAATCTTACTCGCTTGCTCGGCATCCGGCGTGATTAAGATCACATTTAGAAAAAGTTAAGAAACGGGATCTATTAACATGAAGCCAATACAGTTACAAAGTTTTTTTACTCGCACGAGGACAAACGATCCAAGTATTGTGGCGTTTCGGTTGAAAATCTCTGGCACGTTGATCGAGGCGGCAGTTTGTCGTCGTATTGCGCTCAGCTCTGAGCAGATTGCTGTGGGCCTGATTGAGGAAGAACCGCGATACCGGATCACAATCCCCGGTGATGCCGACACTCAACCCGCGATCGCTGCATTGCTGAGCGGGTTGAACGCGGTTGAAGTCAGCTTCAATAAGGGAGCGACTTATCGGGATGCCCAGATAATTGATACGATTACCAATAATGGGATCTTTTGGCAGTTTGTTATTCAGTGATTGTTGAAGTTGATTTTCCCAAAGATCTAAAAAAATTCGTCTTGCGACACATAGAAGACGGGTTAAATGATGCTGGTCAGGAGCTGCAAGCGTACATGCGGGCTAATGCTCCAAGGGACTTAGGCGATCATGCCAGCGGTTATAGGTGGCAAGCCATTGAGTTTGATGGTAGCGGTGAACTATCAGGTGCGTTCGTCAATGAGGTGCCTAACTCTCTATCCAGAGAACGCGGTAGCCCTCCCGGTACGCGTCCTGCAATTGCAGCGTTGAAAGGATGGGCAGATCGGCGCGGTCTAAATGCTTATTTAGTTGCCAGAAAAATAAATCGTGTGGGTACCGATCGCTGGATCAGAAATGAGAACCCATTGGGCATTGACCGTTCATCAACGCCTACAGATATTAAAGTGAACGCTGATTCAATTGTTCAGCGTAAACTAAATGAAGGAATTGTCAACGCCAATGAGTTTAATTTCTAATGGTTAATCCCTCCACTGTCTTAACTACTGCCGCCACAGCGCTAACTACATCTACAGAACATCCCTGGGCAGTAGCAAAACCGTTTGACGTGAGAGTAAAAGATATTCGGCAGGGGCGGATTTTCACACCCTACCACAGTGAGCCTAGCGGATATGAACGGTGGATGGTCGAGACGGATCTTGTGATTCAGACTGAGTTAATGGTTTCAGAAGCCAGCTCGGATATTGCGGCTCTTTCGATAGATTATTCAATTAATTTAGGTGCGTTTGTGAAGTCCGCTTTTTCTGGCGTGGCGCTTGAAACAAGAAACCAAGATCGCCACGCGGCAATCATGATCACTAACCGCTCCGATAATGAAACGTTGACGGCAGATGTGGTTCTTATCTCAACTGTGCATTTATATCGGGTGCAATTCAAAACTCGGTCGCCTCTAGCATTGATGACGATTTAGGATCACTCCCTAAGCGCAGACTGGATCAGTAGTGCTATCCAGATTTCAGGGGAAACCTTAGCGGCGATCGCTCGCTGCAAAACCAGTTGTTTGATCTCTGGCTTCAGCCTGATTCTAAGCTCTGCTTCTCGTGCTTCAGTCCAATTACGGATCAGCAAGATTAGCTGAGCATTCATTGTCCCCTCGCAAAGGTTTTCAAACCGATCTTTCAGATCTGGGGATAGACGGATCACGATTGTCTGCTTACTTTTTGCTGTCATTTTGTACACTAAAAGCTTGCATTTTAATGATAGCTTTGGCTTGCAATACAGGATTGAACCAGTGATTTAGGTTAATCCTGTGGCAAGAACTCTAGAAGGCTTCGGCGGTTTTGTGTTGCGCGACGCAACCAATAACGAGATTTACGCGATCCGCCCCAACGCTTTTACGATTACTCAAGAAATTACGACTGAGAGTATTCTTTACTATCCAAACAACGCACCTAACGTTTTGCAACCGTTAACCACGACCACGACCGAGACTACTTACACGCTAACGATTGATAGCGGTTGGCTGGCTTCTGAATCGTTGCCATTTATTTTCAACCAGCGCAGCAGCACCGGAAATATCACTGTGATGCGTCAGCAGGTTAGCACGATTCCGGCGGGTTCTCCCTATGAAATTAGCATCGCTGGGCTGACTCTAAATCAAACCAACGTCCGCTGTACGTTGATTGATAACAGCACGGGCGATACCTATATGACTCGCGTAGCGGATACTCCCGGAGCAGCGTCTACGGGGCAATTTCACGTTACGGCTGGCAAGGTCGTCTTTCATTCCAGCGATGCTGGCAAAAGCGTCTTGGTCACCTACGATAAGGCGGAAACAGGGCTGACTTATATTGGTGGCCCTGCAACGGTTGCCACTGCTGGAACCATCCAATTCTTCGGCAAGATGGCCTTTTCTGATGCGCCTAGCGATATCTGGTCTATCTGGTGTAAAGAAGTGGTTAAAAACGATGGTTTTGAGTTCGGGAGTGATACCGACAACACTACGTTTAGTTACTCTCTAAACACTCCCTCTGATTGGAACCTGCCCTTCTTGATCTATAAGAACTAATCTTTGTTCTTGTGTTACAGGGTAAGCTATGGGTAGCGTGGCACCCTGTAACATGGCTTCAATCGGCACACTAAATCAAGACCGCTACGAAATAGAACTAACCGACGGGGCGACCATGATTCTTAAGGGTTTGCCATTGTCGGAAAGATCGCGGTTTTTGATGTGGTTTGCGCGATTCAAAGTTCTGTGGACAACGTGCAAATCGCTATATCCACTGGGCACTTTCCAGGCTTTTTATGACGATGAATACATTGACTCAGACGGCAAGCTAACCCCTAACCCTCTCTACAATTCTGGGCTAGCTTGGGTTGTCGATCATCTGCTGTCGCTACGGGGTATTCCGTTGGATCGGATTGATGCCGATACCTCTTATGCTTTGCTGGTGAATTATCGCGGTGAGCCATCGGTTTTCGATCAGTTGCTCGTCAATTATCCGAGAGATCCCGACGGCAAGCCACT